CGTATCGGTAGATCCTTTATCATCTGTTACTGTACATTCTAATGTAAATACGATATCTGTATCTCCAGTAGTTTGTATTTGAACAGATTCTTTATCAGAATCTCCAATTATTGTGGCCCCTGTACATACCCAAGAAAATGTAACAGGATCTTGAGCGTTTCTATAATTTACTTTATGTTCAGAAGTTGCGATACAGTCAGAACCCTCATCATAATTACATTGTCCTCTTTGAATTTCAGTAATAGAAGTTATTTCAATGGGTAAAGTAGGATCATTTTTTATTCCATCGACACCAGTAACAAAATATGGTGAAGGTCTTCCATTAAATACGAATTTATCGTGAGGAAATATACTCATAAATTTCCTTTTAGTAATTTGTTTATTTATAATTAATGGTTTTAAATTAACTTTAAAGAGTAGCCTTAAGGCTACTCTAAAAATCAATTAAGTACCAATTACGGTAGCAAAACTTCTTGTGCCGACATTGACAAACTATTACTATTCACGGAATTGAATTCATCTATGATAAAGAAGATGAGAGATATTATGATAAAAAACAATACGAAAAAGGAATTAAAGAGATCAATCCTTTTCGGGGTTAAGGTCTATTTAGACCTTAATTCTCTAAGTAAATATAATTCTATAAGTTTTTCTTTATATTGATGAATCATTTCTTCGTAATATTTTTTATCAATTTCATTATTTGTTTCTTTTAAACGTTGTTTAAATTGTTTAATTGTTTTTTCAATATCTTCATAAACTGGTGTTTTCATTTAAAATTCCTTTTTTTAATTCTATTTTAAGGATAATGTAATATTATTTATACATGATATATTATACAATTTATAAAATAACTAATATAATTAATGAAAAAATTTATATAGGTGTGCATAAAACAGATAATTTAAATGATAATTATTATGGATCTGGTAAAATTTTACAACAAGCAATACAAAAATACGGAATAGAAAATTTTAAAAAAGAAATTTTATATTTATGTGATTCAGAAAATGATATGTATGAATTAGAGGAATTAATAGTTGATAATGATTTTTTGATTCAAGAAAATGTTTATAATATTAAATGTGGAGGAATGGGCGGATTTCCCGAAAACGCGTCAAAAAATGGCAATAAAAAAATTCTTTGGTTAAGAAAAAATAATGAAGAATGGGTAAAAAAGTGGAAATTAAATTTAAAAGAAAATAATTCAAAATATTGGAAAAATAAAAAATTCTCAGAAAACCATAAATCTAATTTATCCAAAGCTAGAAAAGATTTTTTAAAAAATGGTGGAGAAGTATGGAATAAAAATAAAAAAATGTCAAAAGAATTTAGTAAAAATGTATCAAGGGCATTGTTAAAATATTATAAAATACATGAAAGCCCCAATAAAAATAAAACATTATCAGAAAATCACAAAAAGAAAATAGGAGAAAAAAGTAGAGATAGAATATGGATATTTAAAGAAGATGAAGAAAAAAGAATAAAAAAAGAAGTTGATTTATTATTATTTTATTTATTAAATGATTGGCAAATTGGTAGAATAGAAAGATGTTGGATTTATAAAGAAAATAAATCTAAAAGAATAAAGAAAAAAGATAAAGAAAAATATCTAAAAAATGGATGGAAAGAAGGAAGAATCCTTCTTCCAAAAATTTAAGTACCAATTACGGTAGCAAAACTTCTTGTTCCGACATTGACAAAATTAAGTTGAATAAATTCTGCAACATAAGTAGGCTTAATGTAAATATCCACAACTAGTTCATTTCTTGAGATAACATTTGCGTCATTGTTACTTTCATCACAAACTACTTTATAATCTTGAATACCTCTCGCCGCTTGAATACTTGCTAGATAAGGATTAAACATAGCAAGAACAGCATTTCTTGTATAAGCATCATTAAATTCAAATAATTGAGATCTAGCGGCTTTTGCCATTGCTCTTTCAATTTCATTAAACATGCTTCTTACATTAATTCTATCGAATGCGCTAGCATAAGGTAAGAGTGTTTTATTACCCCAAACAAGATTACCAGTACCTGGGAAAACAACAAGAGGATTAACACCATTTTTATATAGAATGTCTCTTTGTTCTCTACTTGGAGAAATTGCCATTCTATCAATATTTCTAATAATTCCTCGTTTCATACCAGCAGCAGCCCACCAAGAAGCGTTTGTAGTGGTAATATTACATTTAATTCCAGCAAGATCACCTGCAACATTAATCCAGCGGTATTTTCTGCTATATTTATCATAAATTCTAAAATAGTTGCCAAAGAAAGCAGCAAACATTGATCTTGTTAATTTAACAGAATCATTTCTAGCAACTGAATTAGTTTCTGTCATATAATCTACAATAGCATTTACTGCTTCTCCAGATTTTTTACCAACAGTATCAATATATCTGGCACCTATAAATGCAATACAATCTTTTCTTGTTTCTGCTAAATCAATTGCAATGTTTTGATTATCACCAGAATAAGGATTCGAACGATCTTTTAAAAATTCATTACCGATAATAATATCAATTTCATATTTTTCTTTATCTTCTACAGAAAAATAAGCATCTCTAAGTGATTGTTCTTTAATATCGGGTGATTTCCCACCTTTTATTGTTAATGGTTGTGTTAATACACCGTGCTCTTTTGGAATTTGGAATTCATCAACACCAAAACGATCTTGAACAAGGCATGTAATTGGATATGTTGTAATATCATTAGGATTAACTCTTGATAAACAATAAACATATTTTGATTTTTCATTAATAACTGTTTCGATGAACATTGTTCTATTATTACCATCAACTTTTTCAGGATCAAATGAAACTACGAAACTTTCAATATCAGATCCTCTTTTTATGGCGATACCTACTTCATTTTTTAGGGGCGCATATTCAAAAAGATCAAGTAATTTATAATCAATGATGTTTCCACCTTTATTTTCTCTGAATGCTATTGATTCATTATATAGTTTATTACCATCTTTAACCATTTCAAAATCCCAATAATTTGCAATAGCAATTTGAATTTCTTCAGATCCTGCTTCTTTTGCATAAAATTTTAAGGAATTTTTAATTGTATAATTATGATAATTACCATTAGAATCTTTTACATGAATAAATCCATTAGTGAAATATTTGTAAGGGTTGTTATCTAAATGATAATTATAATCCCATTCGTCTTTTGATTTAATTAAATCATAAATTGTTCTTAATCTATAATTATTCGTACAAAAAACTGGCACTCTTATATATTGACCATTTTCATTTGTTCTTGTTGTAAAACCATAATCTCTAACACTATTCCATCGTGCGGCTAAATTAATTTTTGGTTTAATAACTCCGCTTGGATAACCTTCAATCCAAGTAATTTCCGGAACTTCACACATTCCATTTTTATGTGAAAATGAATGAATTCTAATATTTGCCGTAACATTCCAATTAGTGGGAACATTAGGAATTATAGAAGGTGGACTTTGAATTTCAGCGTCATCTGATGAAATTTCGTATTCATAATATTCATTATTTTTAGATTCAATAAATGATAAAATGTTTTTAGTTCTATCTTTTTCTTTATATTTTTCCAAAAATTCTTTAAATTCAGAAAATGGAAAATTAATTAAATTTATAAGGCGCATGAACATGTATTCCATTTAAATAAAAATAAGTAATTACATATGTATCATCTATACTTCCGAATCTATCAAGAGAAATAATATCATTCATCTGAAAATCAGGATTTTTACAATTTTTCGATCCTAATCTAATCCACCCACCAATTATTTTAGGATTTTGATCTTGAACAACAAAATCATTATATAATTGTAAATCAGAAACAATATATTCAGAAGTTTTATCAATAACATCAAAACATTCTGAATCAAATACATCACATTCTTCGACACCTCTAGTAATTACTAATTGATCCGCATAATCAAAAAACTTGTACGCTTGGACATTTATGTTCAGATTGATGCGCTACTATCAATCCCGCCTTTCGGCTGCTTATCCTTTCGGATAAGATCGGACTATATCTTCACCTTTTTTCAAGGTGTTCACCACTTCGGATACCAATAACTTGTATCCTACTCCATTATAGGATAGTCTCTGAACCTTCAAACAACTCTTGTTCTGTTATTGAACTTTTCCAATTCTTTTTTAAATTTTGTGTAGCATCAATAACTTCAAGATTATTAGGTTTAGCGATATAAAAAGGTAAAATATTATATAAAAATCCCATTTTAATACTAAATTTATGATCTAGATGAAAATTTCTCGATCTTTTTTTGAGATTTTTTATTTTATTTGGATAATCATTAATGGTTCTTGATGTCAATTTCCAAACTATTCTTGTATATAATTTAAAAAGTGGTAATTGTTCATCGGGAATTATTAAACCTTTATCTATCTTAGTTTTTTTTCTAGTTTGTTGAGAGCAAATAAAACATTCTGCAATTTTATTTCTTTTATAAAGATCCCAAACACGTCTTTTTGTGATATGTCCATTTTTACATTGAACAGAAACAATATCTGAAATTTTTTTAAAATCTTCAAGAAGATGAAAAGAATTTTCTTCTATCTTTTTGATAACTTCTTCTTTTTTTGTTTTTTTACCTGCACAATAAGGACATTTAGAACCATATAAATGTATCGAACCTTTTGTTTTATATTCTCCATGAATAGGACATATAACAGTAATTAAATTTTCCACTTTTGTAAAATCATAAGTATATTCATAATAATTATTATGTACTATTTTACATTTTTCATAAAATTCTTTTTTACTATATGCCATATTTTTATCGCTTAACCATTTGTTTGCTTGGCTGCTGATTGCCCATTTTTAATATTAGTATATAATATTAAAATCACCTTATCTTTTTAAGCATTCGCGCTTATTCTTACGAATTACGCTGTAGCGTAAGGTGCTTTAGGGGTTTCCAGCAATTCAATGAATTATAATCTTATATATTTCTATATAAGACGGCAACCTTTACCACTCGTTAAAATTTTTATCGTCTGGAGTTCCAAAAACATCTTCAAGTTCTTTTTTAGAAGTAACTACATAAGGAACACCTAAAGGACCTTTATTAAATTGACCACCTAAAAAAGCAACTGAATTTGATACGACAGGTACAATTGCACTCTGGTCAGTTTCTGTTATATATCATTTATGTTCAGGTAAGCGCGCTACTTCTTACCCCGGGATTTTACCCAGCTTATAATTTCTTATAAGATCGGACTATATCTTCATCTTTCGATGGTAACCACTTCCACTACCAAACGCTTGTAGTGTACTTCCTTTCGGAATAGTCTCTGAACCTTTTACTTATTATTAGGATTATTAACAGATTTATTACAAAATTTCTGTAAATATACATCCTAATACCTTAAGTAACTTGGCTGCTGATTGCCCATTTTTAATCATTATATCAAAATAAGATTAAAATCTTATTAATTTTTGAACCTTCACGCTTATCCTCACGGATTACGTTGTAGTTTAATAAGTTTTAGGGGTTCCCAGCAATTCAATTACGAGTTTTAACCCTGTGCAAATTTTACACCGGGACTTAAATATGCCATTTTTTAACCTTTTAAAAATAAATTCAGGTCAGATCAAAAGGTGTATTTATTTTACTATAATAAGAAAATGGCTCTTCACCAAATTCAGCAAAACAAAGTCCAACCAATCTAACCTGACCTTATGTTATTTATAAAAAATTAATATTTTGAAGATTCACCCAATGAAAGGGTGAAATAAGAAGAAATTAATCTAATGCAGTAGGATTTTTTGTAGCAGGATTAGGAGTATAAACAGGATCATCAGACTCCCCAGTATTCCAATGAGAATAAGTAAATGTAACAGAAACTTCTTGAGGAGTATTCTCAGCAGAATCATCAAAAGTTATCTCTCCGACAACTGAAGGAAAACAATTATGTAAAGTATAAACAGCAGTAGCATTACCAGCAGAATCTAATTGTTCAACTCTAAGATCGGTCATTACTGCACTTGGATCCCCAGAATGCTTGTTTTTGTAAAAATTATCACAAGAATCTTGCCATTTCAGCATATCATATCTTAAAGCATGATCTTCTGATAAATAAAATGATACTTCCCAAGTATTATCAAAAGTAGTATCACCAGGAATAGGTAATTTTCTACCTTGATTCCATAACTCAATTATACCAATTTCTTTCTGAGGTGCTGTAGTACTTTTCGCTAATACATCAATATCACTTAATCCAGTAATAGGTGTAATTGCAGGAGGAAAAGAAAAGATTACTCTATATTTATTTTGTCTTCCAGCAGACCCAAGAACATTTTCAATTTCTCGAATTTTTGACATGTTATATCCTATTTTTTAGTTTATTTATAATTTTTTTATTTTTAAGTGATGTCAAAATCATTATCATATCCTATACCAGAATATGCAAAAGTTAAAGGAGTTAGTGTTATTTCGCCAACCTCATCATTATAATCAATATTACCAACGTTCGTTATCCAAGCATTATAAAGAACAGTTTCACTTAAAACTTCTTCATCTGGTCCAATTTGTTCAATTGTAATATCCGTCATATACCAAGGTCTTCCAGTAAAGAAAGAATAACCTCTTGATTTAACTGTATTTTCTGAAACAGTAAAATCAATATTTTGTATAGTTTTAATTTTATTAATATTATATTTAATTTGTTTATAAATCTCTGATAATTCAGGAATTTCCGGAATTTGAATAGATTCTAAATTAAAATTAAAAGATGATAAAAAAGATGGGTCTCTATATGATTGTACACCAGATAAAAGAAGTAAGAAAAATCTTCTTATACTTAGTTCTGGATCATTATAAAAACTAAGAGTAATCGTACCTTCATCTGCTCTATCTCCCGCTATTTTAAATTCTCTTCCTTTTAAGTAAACATCAACGACTCCCAATCCTCTACCAGGAGATCCAACATCGTGACATTGAATATCAAAATCTTTACCTAATAAAGGAAAATATACTTTGTATTTATTAGATCTTGAACCAGATTGTAGTACATTTTGTAATTCTTTAATTTTATTCATTATCTCACCTTAATGTAGTTTGACCAGGTTTTCCAAATCCGGCAATAGTGTTTGAAGTATATGATAAACAATTAAATGAAACAGTAAATTCCATAATTTGATTATTATCATGACTTAATTGAGATTGTGAAATATCAGATATTAAACAATCATCAGATTGAAAAATAGTTTTACCAGCGCTTGAAACATGTATAGTACTTTTTATTTCATCGAAATATTTAGTATATTGAGCAGCCCATATTTTTGTGAAAAAATCTTTTAAAAACATACCTTCAAAATCTCTAAATGTTACCGAAGTCGTATAAACTCCGTACATACCAGAATACATACGCTTTATTCCACCCATCGTAAAATCATTAATTGGCGCTGTAATTTGTGGAGTATCAATATTTATTACGCACATATTCCATACATCTTGAGGAGAATATCCGGTGGATTCTAATTGATAACTAGTATTTGAAAATGTAAATACAAATTCGTCTGTTAATGACCAATTAGCAGAATAAATATTTTTCATAGTATTAGATATACCCATAATATTCCTAAGTTTTTATGTTATTTATAAATAAGTATAAAAAGGTATTTCGTGAAAATATCAGATACTTTATCACAATATGGTGGGAACTTCGCCAGAGCGACTAAATATAATATTTTATTGTCTCCTCCTACTTCTTTTGTTCAGTATAATAAAATTTTTGATGTTTTAGGTAAATCTATTCAAGTACCGTCAATAACAAATACTCCCATTGAATTTAAAATTCATGGTCAAAATGTTAAATTGCCGGGAAGAACTCAGCAACAACAAGAAATTACAATAACTTTTTATGTTGATGAAGCACTAAAAATTAGAAATTTATTTCAAGACTGGATATATGCTTTAGATCCAAGAAATCCCGTAAATAAAAATGTAAACTCATATGCTATGGGATCAAAAAAAGATTATTATGGAAATTTAACTATTATAGCGAAGAATTTTGAAGAAAATACAGATTTAAGTTTATATATGTTTGAAAATATTTTTCCTATTAATGTAGGTGAAATTTCTTATGGATCAGCAGATAAAGATACTATTCCAGAATTAACAGTTACCTTTGCTTATTATAGATTCCTTACTTCTGGAGATTATGCAGAAAATCTTTCTAATTTTGATGATTTCTTAAATTCTTTTGGTATAATCCCGGACCCAAGAGAGTTAGGCATGTACATTATAAATTCATCTTTTAAATCTTTTGGGGGTGGCGGTCTTGACTTTTTTAGAAATGCTTTAAATGGATTATTAAGAGGAATTACTAATTTCGGAAATTTAGCAAATTTATTTTAAAAAATATTTAAGGTTATTTTGATACTATTAAACTAAAAAAGGAACTATAAATGCCATCTCAAGAAACATTAGATGCTATTAATAACATTAAATCAAAAACAAATAATGAAGAAGTGATACCAGAAAAACAAACTAAAGTAACTAATCCAAATGAAATTAAATTAGGGAAAAATAAAATAGTTCACATTAAACCGTGGATTGGTAAAACAAAAAAAAGAATTAGAAAAGCATTTCAATTTATCGATGATCCAGAAAATATTGATTTCGAAAGAATTATGGATGATCTCCTTTATAAACATATTATCGAAGGTAATAATATTTTCTTAAATGAGGGGGAACAACTTTATTTACTTTCCAAAATTAAAGAGATTTCCATTAATGATAAAATCGTAGATTCAGAGGTTTGTGCTAATTGTGGTGTAGAAAATGATATTAAAACTACCACAAAGAAATCAGTACACTATAAAGAAAATACATTTCCTAAAGAAGTAGGAATTATTAATGGTCATAATATTTTAGTACAAGATATTATTTCTCTTAAAGACTTTAAAGAAGAATTAAAAATTTTAGATGATTTTAATGATGAAACGTCTGAAGTTGATATTCTTTTTTCCATGCATATTAAAGCCACTAAAGATTCGAGAGAACTCAGCACTAAAGAAAAAATTAAATTTTTAGATGAATTACCTCTAAACGAAATTGATAAAATTATTGAATCAATTAATGAATGTTCCCCTGAATGTGAAATCTTTGTTGAACAAGAATGTAAAAACTGTGGAAAAAAATCAAAATTTAATTTAGATATTACAAAAGGAATTTTTGAAGAATTAATGAAATGATAATTAATGGTTTTTGATAATTTTAATAAAGATGCAAATTTTCTTGAACAAAGATTAAATAAAATATCAAATTTAAGATATAAAACAAAGCATGAAAGAGATGCTTTGTTAATTGAAGATGAATTTTCTCCCCTTTCCTTTATAGATGCTGTTCTACCGTCTATTAAAAATACTGAACTTTACCCCATTAATGATCTAGAATCTTTGGCGTTCTTATTAAAAGTTAGGGAAAATTCAGTTTCAGATATTTTAAATATTATATCTCCTTGTCAAAAATGCAAAGGAGTCAATGATATTAATATTGATTTGAGTAAGTGTTTTATATTAGATAGGGATGAACTATTTTCGACAGAAGAAATTGAGAAATATCCTAATTTTCCAATTGGATTATTTGAAAATATATATCAAATTATAAATAAGAAAATAGCGGATAATTTAGTTTTATATCAATACAATGAAATTGAAGATATAATTTTTAAAAATAATAAAAAAATCTTAAATTTATCTTATGATTTTAATTGTAGACTGTGTTCACATAAAAATGAAATATTAATTCCCCCAATGAAAATTCTTTCAAAAGTAGAATTAAAAGGATTATATGAAGAAATTGCTTCATTAACATTTTTTACGCATAATGGATATAATGATATTATGGAAATGTTTCCATTTGAAAGGGATATATTAACTAATTTATCTAATAAAAATTTAGAAAATACATCATAAAAGGATTACCTTGCCAAAGTTAAAAATGCCAAAAAAATCTAAAAGTAAAATTAATTCTGGTAATATCGCTTTAACGCAAGGTTTATCCTCATCCACTAGTGTTAAAGATATTAATGATAGATTATCTAATCTAGATGAATTTGCTAATTCTATATCTAACTATCTTTCACATAATGGCGTTGATTATATTGATGTTTCTAATACTCCATTAAATATTCCTTCTATTGTATATGAAGGTTCTTCACAATCTAAAAAATCTAAAACAATATCGCCTATAAGTATAAATCAAATAACTTTTGGTACTTATGTTTTAGAAGATATGAATCCTGCTGAAAAGGATAGAGCAAAGAGATTATCTGAAAAAAATTATATTGTTGCTAAAGATATATCAAAAAGTATTAAAGAAATTGCTAAAAATACTAAACCAAAAGTAGATCAAGATACTTCAATAAAAAAACAAAATCAGATTCTTACTGGGATTGCTTCTGCCGTAAAAAAACAAAAAAAAGATAAGAAAGTTCCTTCTTTATCAGATATTTCCGGTGCATTGGATGGATCTTCTGGAAAATCTAGTCTTGTTTCAAAATTCTTAAATAAATTATCTGATTGGATGTTAAAATATTGGATTGGTAAAAAACTTATCGGAGGATCAATTAAAGCAGTAAAATGGTTTTTTAAAAAAGGAATACCCGGATTATGGAAAGGTGTAAAATATGCTGCTAAAATTGGACTTAAAGGGGCAAAGATGTGGTTATTTGCTCCTTATTATCTCGCTAAAGGTTCTATAAAAGGCGTCTCTAAAATAAGTACTGTAGTATCAGAAAGAATGGTACAATTTGGTAAATGGTTAAAAAATCCGGAAACTTGGAAAAGATTAAAAGCAATAGTAACTAAACCGTTAGAATTAATTAAACCTAAAAATATTGTAAAAGGCATTAAAACTTTATTTACCGGAGACATATTAAAATTATTTCCTTCTAAACTTAAATGGGTAGCAAGCGCAGGTATGATAGGTCTTGCAGTAGTTGGAGCATATTATTTTGGAAAATATGTTTTTGGTGTAGATATGGATGATTATGCTGAAATGTTCAAATCCATTAAAGAAGGTGTATTAGATTTAACCGTAGTAAAAGAAATAAGCGAGTGGTGGAAAAATTTTAGTTTAAAAGCCGCTTGGATGAATATGACTACATATGCTGACGCATTTTGGAGAAATCTTGTTGATGATCCAGTTTATACTATAAGAAAAGTTGCAAAAGATTTATTTGAGTCTTGGTTCGGCACATGGAAAGGTATAGGGCATTTTGTCTCTTCTCTTTATGATGAAATAACTTATAAATTAGGAATTAGATTTGAAAGATGGGGATTAAAAGAATCACATAAAAAATATCCATTTAGTGACGCTGTTTCTGCTGTTTTAACAAAAATAGGAAATCTTTTAACTGGGAATAATCAATCTTTAAAAGCAATTAGTGATACGATTAATTATAATCTTGATAAAGGATTGCAAAAAAAAGAAGAAATATCTAAAAATCTTTATCTTAGTAAAACAGATTATACAACAAGTGCTGAATATAAATCTTTATTAAAAAAATTACAAAATAAACTAAATTCCGCAAAAACAACAGAAGAAAAACAAGCAATTATGGAATGGTTCACTGCTGAAAGAAATGCATTAAAAGTAAAATTTGATAAAACAAAAACATCTTTATCATATAATGAATGGAAAAAAACTGCAAACGCTCGAAAAGAAGTTATGAATATTTTTTCAAAAACTAAAGAATATAAAAAAGTTCAAGAAGATAGAAAAAATTATGTTTTTGATGAAGAATTGGGTGTATGGATAAAAAGAAAAACTAAACTTAAACCTAAAAAAGAACAAACTGTAAAATTAGATGCTAAATCGAAAGAATTACTTGCTCAGGGCATTAAGGACGTTGATAATTTAACTCAAGAATTATATTTAAAAATAAATACAGGTAAAGCAACAGATGAAGAAAAAGCGTTATTTATTAGATATAAATTACAATATGAATCATTAACTGGATTTAGATGGAGGCCAAAAACTAAAGTTGTATCAAAAACAACTGATTATATAGTAAAAAAAGCAAAAAGTTCATATAATGCATTAGAACCTAAAACTAAACAATTAATAGAAAAAGGTGCTAAAACTGCATCAAATATAGGTGCTGCTATTTTATCTCCTGGATTAGAACCTACTGTTAATGCTATAAAAAATACTATTGGATCAGGAACATCAAATTCTCAAAATTCTCAAAATTCACAAAATCAAAATTCTAATAATTCTATTAATGCTCCTGCTGATGCTGGACTAAGTAAAGCAATGGCGGTCGTCAAGTATAATGAATCTAAGGGTAGATATAATTTAGTTGTTGTTCTTGCAGATGGTGCCGGTATTACTTTTGGAGCATATCAAATAACCGAAAATTCTGGAATATTAAGAAAATATGTATGCGCAATGGCTCAAGCAGGAGTTACCGGCGCAGTCGAAAGATGTAGAATGTTTGGGCGTTCTCATTATAATGGAGACCATTCAGACTTAAAAAGATGGCTAGGTTCTGTAGGTAATATGGACGTTTCTAAAAAAATTCAAGATAACATATTTTATGAGAATTTTTATTTGCCGGCTAAAAAATTAGCAAGTGCTTATAATATAACTGATCCTATAGCAGTTATTCATATTATTGATCATACATTAAACGCAGGTGCTGGTGGCGCAAGAAGAATGTTAAGAAAAGCGACCGGGACATCAGCTGCTGATATTGCTGCTGCTAGAATGAGAGATTATAGATCATTAAAAGGATGGGGGAAATTTCATAAATCTTGGACTAATAGGGTTGTTTATATATCAAAATTATCAGGAATGAGTACTGCTGATATTAATAATATGCTTTCTAGTGGTTCCGGTGGTGCAGGATTTGGTATGTCATCTAATTCTGGATCTTCCGGATCTTCCGGATCTTCTTGGGCGGGTTATTCTTGGTTTAAACAAGTAGCGAACGCCGTTACAGGTTATGTTGCTACTGCTACTGGTATGAATCTTAGTACTGCTATGGGAACACCAGGTGGTACAGATTCTTCAATCGGTGCTGATTTAGGACCCGGATCTCAAGGTTATTCAGGAAAAGTAACAGAAATTTATAGAGGATGGGACAAAACAGATCCCAACTTAAAAAAATTCTTTGTTGATTTTCAAGCATATATACTGAAAACAGTAGGTTGTAAAATTACTATTGGTGAAACATGGAGATCACCAGAAAGACAAAAATGGTTATATGCATCTGGGAGAACAAGAAACGGACCTATTGTGACTAAAACTTTAAATTCTAGACATATTATTGGTAAAGCAATTGATATTGTAGTCCCTAAGAAATGTGCTACAAGAGTAAGAGCAGAACTAAAAAAATTCATAGCAGAAAAAGGAACAATGTATGGAATGAAACCAGGAGATGCTTTATTAGGCGAATGGGATCCATTTCATATTCAATTACCAAGAAATGGAGGAAGTTCTAGTGTTTCTAAATACACGACAAGCCCAACAACTATTCAGTCTAATGCTACTGATTCAACCTTCATATCAGGTATGGGAATGGTTCCTAATGGAACAGACTCAATGAATAATATAAATAATATGATAAATAATTTAACTGGTCAAGTGCAAGGTTTACAATCGAAAATGAATGAACTTTCAAAAGAAGAGTTACAAAAACAAAGATCAGAATTACATGGAGAATTGAGTATAACATGTTTAAGTTAAAGAGGATATTTAAATGAAATCATATATGCCAAGAACTTCATTAGGTTCTTCAAAACAAGTACAATCTGCTTTTCAGGGAAATAGTTACCCTGGTATAGGAATTTCTAATATACCAACAGTTAATGGAATAGGAAATATAAATTATTCATCACAAGTTGGGACTGGTAGTTCTGGGTTAAAATTTCCCGCTAATTTAGATGAGAATAGATATATGATAATTAAAGTTTTTAATACATCAGTAGCCGATAAAGTAACAAAAGGATTAACAGATGCTACTGGTAAAGTTTTATCTGACATGAGCGCTGCTTTTGGAGAATCATTAAATTCTATTTCAGAATCTGGTATTGGTGGTATTGGTGGAGTTATGGATTCTTTATCCAAAGCTGGTAGTTCTATAATGTCATCAATTAAAAATACAGATTTTGGATTTATGGGCGACATATTAAAAACCTATGGAGATGTTTTTACTAGAGCATCTGGACCGGCGGGTTTTGGAAACGCTAAATTAAGAGCAGATTGGAAAGAAAATATTTATTTACCTTTACCAAATGAATTACAGGAAGCATTAAGCAACAGCTATGAAGAACAAGAAGGGTGGATGAATACCATTCTTAAAAAGGCTGGCGCAGAAGGTGCAATGAACACAGTGTCAGAAATTTCTGCTTTTCACGCTAAAGCGACTGGTGCTAGACAGATAAAATATTGGGAAAATAAGATTCAAATGTATAGTGGCACAAACTTTAGAGAAATTAATTTAACATGGACCTTAATTCCCAATAATCAACAAGAATCTCAACAAATTCATAATATCATTAAAGCATTAAAGATATATGGATCTCCATCCGGCACATTAAAAAAATTATTTGTTGAGGCTCCGCATTTCTTTTCATTACAATTTATGAATCCTGTTTTTGATCAAGCATTGTCTTTTAGAGAAGTGGTTCTAATAGATGTTAAAGTTGGATATTCTCCCAGTGCTGGTATGGAATTATTCGCTGATCAATTACCAAAAGCAGTAACATTAAATATAACTTTTAGAGATAGAGAACCTAAACTTGCTCAAGACTGGGGTGGCGGGTTACCATTTAGTTCTGGATCATCCAATGACCAAAATTGCCCGGGAGGATCTGGGTCATATAATTCTGGTGCTGGTGGAGGATCGGGAAGTACTGGTAGTACTGGTAGTACTGGTAGTAGCGCTTCGTCTGGTTCTAAAGGATAAATATGCAACCAAAAATTTATAAATTTGATACAATAACAAAACAGTTAGAACATGAATATAAATGTAGTTTTTTTGAAGTAGTAGATTATTTTCAGTATTATACTACCGGCGTAGAAGATATTGTAAATGATCCCAACCAAGAATTTATTGTTACTGATAGATTAGAAAATGAAAAACATGATCAATTGTCATGGATATTTTATAAAAATGAAAACTATGCTGATATGTTATTAGCATTAAATAACGAAACTTTTTTGTGGAATAATACCTTAAATTTTGATTCTCTCGAAGTTATTAAGGAATCTAAAATAAAATATCTGGAAAGAATAAAAAAACAAAAATTAAATAATAAAGAAAAAGAATATTATAATATTGTATTTGAAAAAGATGTAAATTTAATTAATGA